CGAGAGGTCAATCATGTACAGATTTCTTTAATGCCCACGAGCTCGTACTAGCAAGAGAGACAAGTGTGGCGTTAGATAAAAAGTACAGACCTCGTTATAACAAGGAAAAGAAAACTTTCAAATTGTATGATGGAGTTATCGGTTCAATATTGTTTCCACACCTTAAAGAAGAGGGAACAAACCTAACAAACCGAGTGAGAAAGGAGCTTAAGAAGACCATCAAAGATAAGAAGCTAACGAAAGGATTTTATAATCCGAAGTATCTTTTTGATACGTTAGAAGGATTTTATTCTGAAGATAAATTCAGAATGAATAATAATCCACATTTCTTAGCTGCTAAAGAAATTATTGCAAGTCAAATAGTTCCTGCGGAGAAATTAAAACCAGTACAAATTCACGTTGGGATGAATTTAAAGAAGGCTTTATCGACTTTAAATACATCAGCAGGTTTTAAATTCTATGGGAAGAAGAAGAAGTTTGTAAAATCTTACATGGTAAAAGAGGCATTAAGGATTAAGAAGGACGTTAAAAGTGGTAAAAGTTTAAGAAGCATTAAAGTTCAACCTTATATTGCACTAACTAGATGTCAATTACCATCGGTTAGTAAGAATTTAAAATATGTAAGACCTGTAGATGAGAATGGAAATGTTAAATACAAAGGTAGATTAGTATGGTGTGAAGATGCCGCAATGGTATTAGTAGAAGCACAATATGCTAGACCTTTAATTAACTACTGTGGTAGAGCATGGCAGAATATTGCTATGGGAAAGACACCTGAAGAAATTAGAAGTATGATGTGTGAGATATCAGAAGACTTTGAATACTGGTATAGCACTGATTATGAAAAGTATGATTCTAGTATTCCAGCTGGATTAATTAGACATGCATTTGATATTGTTAAAATGTGTTTTGATGAACAATATCATAGAGAAATTGATTTTATATGCACTAAATTTATTCATGCGGATATCTTAATGCCAGACATGAAAATATATAGTGTTGATAAAGGTGTTAAAAGTGGTAGTTATTTCACTCAAATTATTGGAAGTATTGTTAATGCATTAATGTTGGAAACTTTCTTGCAACATAAGTTCAACAAGCATGACGTACAAGAAGGTAATAATTTACAAAATGATTTAGACGTTTGTTTAAATCTTAGAAATGGAAATAGAGCCTACATGTTCATGGGTGATGATAATGCTTTCGGTTCAAAAGTAGAAATTAATTACAAAGCGTATGCAAGCTATTTACACGCAAACTTTGGAATGACTGTAAATGTTGATAAGTCTGATGAGGGCTTAAAGGGTCAACCTGTGTCATTTTTAAAGAGAGACTGGACACGAAATGGTGAATATAGAGACGAAGTCGATTTACTAATGAATATGCTGCATCCAGAAAGAAGAAGAACTTACGATAGTTATAGTCCTTACCACATATTATTTGGATATTTTATGACCTATAGAGGTTCCATGGAAAGATTAGGTTTCAGCTTAAAACAAATCTTAAAAGGAATGCGCG